GCATAGACGCGCTGAAGGCGCGCCAAGCGGCCTCACAGCGGCGCAGGGAAGCCATGCGCCGGTTCGCGCAGCGTCTGATGCTTGCGGGCGGCCTCAGGTCTGTACGGCTTCCGGAGGCGACACTGTCTCTATCGAAAGGGCGCGACAGTATCGAGATCACCGACGAGGACGCTTTGCCCAGCTGGGCGTGGTCCGTGGACGTGGTGCGCAAGCCGTCCAAGACCGCAATCAAGGAAGCTATCGATGCCGGTGTCACCGTCCCCGGTGCGCAGGTGAAGACGGGCGAGCAGACGCTGGCGGTGCGGACGTGACAAGCCAAGAGCAAGCCGAAGCGCTCGCCGCGCTGCACGCCGACGAGGCACAGCAGTAATGCCGCCCCTCCCGCAACTCGCGACGATCGCACCGACGATCGCGGCCATCTACAAGCATTACGAGCAACGTGAGCAGTGGGAGGGGCGCACCCTTTCGATATCGACGCTGGCTGACCCGTGCGAGCGAAAGCTCTGGTACGACTTTCACTGGGTGTCGCCGCCGGAGGAGCTCACCGGCCAGAAAATCCGCCTCTTTGCGACCGGCAATATCGAGGAAGATCGGTTCATCGAGGAGCTTCGAGCGATCGGGTGCGAGGTCGTTGACCGCGACCCGGCCACCGGGCGCCAGATCACAGTGACCGCCGTCGGCGGTCACGTGAAGGGCAAACTCGACGCGGAAGTGCTCGGCCTGCCCGAGGCGCCCAAGACGATCCACGTGGCGGAGATGAAGAGCCACAACGAGAAGTCGTTCCGCAAGCTGCTGAAGGAGGGTGTCGCTAAGGCCAAACCAGAGCACTTCGGGCAATTCCAGATGTACATGCATCTGCGCCAGCGCGATCGGGCGATCTATCTTGCAGTCAACAAGAACACGGACGAGCTCTACGCCGAGCGCGTGCACTACGACGCCGAGTATTGCCTTCGGCTGATTGCCAAAGCCGAACGCATAGTCCGTGCGCCGGAGCCGCTCCGCCGATTGCACGACGATCCCGACTCCAAGGCCGCATTCGTCTGCGGCTGGTGCAAACACAAGCCGCACTGCCACGAAAGGGCATGGCCGCGCGTGAACTGCCGGACCTGCCTGTATTCGACGGCGGAAATCGTCGGCGAACGCGGCGTCTGGACATGCGGCCGGTGGGACAAGCCGCTTACGCACGATGAGCAGCAAGCCGGCTGCCCTGCGCATCTGTTCATCCCGGCTTTGGTGCCGGGTGAGCAGGTCAACGCATCGGAGCAAGAAGAGTGGGTCGAATACCGGCTCGCTGACGGCAGCCTGTGGCGAGATGGGGCGGCGAATAAGGACGGGACCGAACAGAAGGAGGCAGCATGATTGCCAAGCTAGAGATCGCCGGGAAGCGGTTTGGGCGCCTCACGGTGAAGGAGGAGACGCAAAAGACCGGCACGAAAACTAGGTGGCTCTGCATTTGCGACTGCGGGCGCTCAGTTTCGGTCGCGACAACTAACTTGGTGTCCGGAAACACGCAGTCCTGTGGGTGCCTGCAATCAGAACTGGCAAGCGCACGAGCGATAAAGCGCAATACTATTCACGGGCATAATACTGTGGCCGTCAAAAGCGGTACCTGGAATTCTTGGCATGCTATGCTTGCACGCTGCTATAAACCAAGTCACGTCAGTTTCCCGTATTATGGCGGGCGTGGAATTGCTGTTTGTGATCGATGGCGGGACTTCAGGAATTTTCTGGCTGACATGGGTGATAGACCGCGTGGGTTGACGATCGAGCGTATCGACGTGAATGGACATTACGAGCCAGGAAATTGCCGATGGGCAACGAGATCAGAACAGCAAAGAAACCGTCGGGACAACTGGTTTAGATGGGCTGCCAACGATAACGGGAAAAGCAAGAAGGATGCCGCATGATACTCTCATTGCGGCCCTACCAAACCGAGGCCGTCGACGCCCTATTCGACTATTGGGCGACCGAGCCCGGCAATCCCCTGATCGACCTCGCGACAGGCACGGGCAAGAGCCTCGTGATGGCGACGGTCGTGCAGCGGCTTCTCGATGGCTGGCCGGATATGCGCATCGCCATCGTGACGCATGTGGCTGAATTAATTGAACAAAATTTCCAGGAGCTCGCAAACCTTTGGCCCTGGGCGCCCGCCGGCATCCTGTCGGCGGGCCTCGGTCAGCGCAACACGCATGCGCAGATCCTGTTCGCTGGCATCCAGACGGCGCACAACAAGGTCGACCGGATCGGGCATGTCGACGTGCTGATGGTGGATGAGGCGCACCTCATCCCGCCGAAGGCCAACACGATGTACGGCCGGTTCATCGCCGACCTGCGCGCGATCAACCCCGATATGAAGATCGTCGGTCTGACCGCGACGCCTTTCCGGCTCGGTTCAGGTCGGCTCGATGAAGGCGACGACCGGCTTTTTGACAAGGTCGTCTACACCTACGGCATCGCCGATGGTATCCGCGACGGATACCTCGCGCCGCTGACCAGCAAGGGTATGACGACGTCGTTCGACCTTTCGGGCGTTGCGAAGAAGGGCGGCGACTATGTGCCTGGCGCGCTGCAGAGCGCGGTCGACAAGGACGAGGTGACCGAGGCGGCGGTCAGCGAGATCATCGGGTACGGCCGTGACCGGCGAAGTTGGATGGCGTTCTGCAGTGGCGTCGAGCACGCCGTCCATGTCCGCGACGCTATCCGCCGGCGCGGCTTCACGGCGGAAGTCGTCACGGGCGAGACGCCGAAGGATGAGCGGCGCAGGATCATCGAAGGCTTCAAGGCGGGGCACATTCGGTGCCTGACGAACAACAGCGTCCTGACGACAGGCTTCAATGCGCCGGCCGTGGACCTGATCGCGGCGTTAAGACCGACGCTGTCACCCAGCCTTTATGTCCAGGCTGTAGGCAGGGGCACCCGGCTCGCGCCGGGCAAGACGAACTGCCTCGTGCTCGACTTCGCGGGCTGGGTGCGCACGCACGGGCCGGTTGATGACGTTCGCGCCCGGCGCCCCGGCAAGGGGCAGGGCGAGGCTCCCATCAAGGTCTGCCCCGACTGTCACAGCCTCGTGCATGCGTCGGCGCGGCAGTGCTCCGACTGCGGCCACGAATTCGAGTTCGAGGAAAAGCCGAAGCACAAGGCGACAGCGGACAGCGCGCCGATCCTGTCCAGCGCCGAGCCGGAGTGGCTCCCCGTCACCGGCCGCCGCTTTGTCTATCACGACAAGCCCGGCGGCACGGACAGCGTTTGCGTGCACTTCGGCTGCGGGTTCGTCACGCACAAGATGTGGGTTTGCCCGGAGCACAAAGGGTTTGCCAAGCAAAAGGCCGACCGCTTCTGGCTGCAGCACGGCGGCTCCGCGCCGACGCCTAAGAGCGTGCAGGAGTGGCTCGACCGGGCCGGAGAGCTGCGGCCCACCGCTGAAATCAGTGTCCGGCCGAACGGCCGGTATTTCGAGGTTGTTGGGGTGAGGGCGGCGGCCGCGAACGACAACATTCCGGCCAGCGCATTCGACGCGGTCGATGACGACATTCCGTTTTAGAGGTAGGCATGACATCGCAAACATTTCTCGACGGCCGCGTCACGCTCCACGGGGGTGACAGCCGCGAGGTGCTGAAGACGCCGCCCGACGCGAGCATCGACAGCGTCGTGACAGACCCGCCCTATGCGCTCGTCTCGATCGGCAAGCGCTTCGGCAAGCCGGGTGCTGCGCCGGCGCAGCACGGCAAGGACGGGCTCTATGCCCGCGCCTCCGCCGGCTTCATGGGCCAGCAATGGGACACCGGCGAGACGGCCTTCGCCACCGAGTTCTGGGCAGAGGTGCTGCGCGTGCTCAAGCCCGGCGGCCATGTCGTCGCCTTCTCCGGCACGCGCACCTATCACCGTATGGCCTGCGCCATCGAGGATGCGGGTTTCGAGATCCGCGATCAGCTGGCTTGGGCCTATGGCTCGGGATTTCCGAAGTCGCATGATGTGAGCAAGGCAATGGACAAGCTCGACGCCGTCGTTGAACGCAGGCGTCGAAACATCAGCTTCACGACTTGGCTGCGATCGACGGGCATAACTGCAGCGAAGATCAACGAGGCCACGAGATCGTTCATGGGCTCGCATTACCTTACTGATCGCGGGCAAGCGGCCGTTCCGACCGAGGAGATGTTTGCTCTCTTGCGCCCGCTGCTGCCGCCGCCACCCGATTTTATCGAACAATTGGTCGCGGAACGGACCGTGGAGAGTGAAAACTTCAAATCGCGAGAAGTCGTCAAGCGCGACATTCGGATTCGCAACAGCGACTCGTGGGAGGCCGAGGGCAGAGGAATGCTCGGCCGCGGCGAGCAGGACTTCTCCATCACAGCGCCCGCAACTGATGCTGCCCGCGAATGGCAAGGCTGGGGCACCGCGCTCAAGCCGGCCTGGGAGCCCATCTGCCTCGCCCGCAAGCCGCTGACCGGCACCGTCGCAGAGAACGTGCTGCAGCACGGCACCGGGGCGCTGAATATCGATGGGTGTCGGGTCGGCTGGCCTGATGGCAAAGCGCCGGAAATCGGCACGCCTGGATGGGGCGGCCCGGGTAAGAAGCTGACGGCCGTACCTGGGCAAGAAGGGGAGACAGTCGAGCGCACGGCACCATCGGCGCTAGGCCGTTGGCCCGCCAACATCGTCCACGACGGCAGCGACGAGGTTGTGGCGTGCTTTCCGGAGGCGCCTGGACAGCAGGGC